TGGCGCACAAGACGTTTATCTTTCTGGTAATCCTCAAATCACTTTCTTCAAAGTAGTCTACAGACGTCACACTAACTTTTCTGTTGAACCTATTCAACAAACCTGGAACGGTGCTGCTGACTTTGGTCGCACTGTTACTTGCAACATCAACCGCAATGGTGATCTTATTACCAATACTTATGTTGCTGTTCGTCTTAATGCTGTTCCTGCTAATGGAGTCGCATGGGGATGGGTTGCTCGTCTTGGACACGCTCTTGTTGAAAGCTGCAAAGTTGAAATCGGAGGTTCCAAGATTGATGAACAATATGGTGACTGGCTCAATGTCTGGTATGAACTTACTCACAAACCAGGACAAGAACGTGGTTATGCTCGTATGATTGGAGATGTTTCAGAACTTCGTTCTCTCTCTACTGCTGCTAAACGTGCTTATCAACTCTATGTTCCTCTTCAATTCTGGTTCAACCGCAATGCAGGTCTTGCTCTTCCCCTTATTGCTCTTCAATACCACGATGTTCGTGTAACTCTTAAATTCCGTGATGCCTCTGCCTTAGTTAACTATCAAGGTGCTACTGCTCCCGTTCTTAGTTCTCTCATGGCTGATTCTTACCTTCTTATTGATTATGTCTATCTTGATTCTGAAGAACGCAAACGTTTTGCTCAAGCTTCTCATGAATACCTTATTGAACAACTTCAATTCACTGGTTCTGAATCTCTTACCGCTTCTTCTAATAAGTACCGTCTTAACTTCAACCACCCATGCAAATACCTTGTATGGGTTCCTCACCTTGAACGCCACGCAACTCGTCAAAGCTGGGTTGCTCAATCTCAAGATGGTTCTTGGGCTGATGCTCGTGAACGTTTTGCTAAAGTTTTATACCTTGCCTCTCGTAATCTTGGAGGTACTGGTGTAACTCTCCCTGCTAATGTTACCTCTGCCGCTGCCGGAGATGTTATGGAACCAACTGTAAATGGTACTGCAAGTGCTGTTGTTACTGCTTTACTTGCTAAAGTTGAATGCAAATATGTCAAACAAAATGCAGCTAATGCCTCTGATGATGTATCTGCTGCTTCTCTTGACAATGTCGTTGTTGTTCGCAATGAACTCACCATGGATGATATCTCTTACACTGCATCTCAACTTAACGCTTTAAATGGTGTTGCTTCTGCTGTTACCGCTCTCTTTGTTGTCTCAGTTGTTTCTCACTTCAACTATGGCAACTTTGTTGATGGCACTGATAACCCTTGTGTCAATGCTAAGCTTCAACTCAATGGTCACGACCGCTTCCAAGCTCGTGACGGTGCTTACTTTAACTATGTTCAACCATACCAACACTTTTCTAACACTCCTGCTGATGGTGTAAATGTTTATTCATTTGCTCTTAAAGCTGAAGATCATCAACCAACTGGCACTTGCAACTTCTCTCGTATTGACAATGCCACTCTTCAAGTTGATGTTGGCAAATACAATGCATCTGACTCTACCTATGTTGCTAACTATGTTGGTTCTAACTCCAACTCTGTTGTCAATATCTACACTCAAAACTACAATGTTCTCCGTGTAATGTCTGGTATGGCAGGAACTGCATACAGCAATTAAATAGTTTTATTGTTAAAGATAATACAAATATGAATAATATTTTTTATTAATTATATAAAATAAATTAATAAAAAATGAATTATAATTAAGTTTTAATTTAAAGTAATATCATTATATTAAATTATAATGTTTAGTATTACAACAAATGGTATATATGTGAATGATATTATAAAGATAGATATAAATCAGAGTTATATTTTATCAAGAATAAAAAATTTTTCAAAAGATAATTTTGAATTTAATGAAAGTGATAAATTATGGTATTATAATAAATATAAGAGTAAAGAGAGATTAATAGATATATTATTTTCTGATAAAAAATTTACAGATATAAAGTTTAAAAATAATGATTATAATGATTATAGATTAGAAAATATAGATTTTATTATTGAAGATAAATTTGAAAATAAATTTAATGCACCTGAAAATTATGAAATATTAAAAGATGGAACTTCTCATTTAATAAAAGAAGGTGCTTGTGCAGGTGAATATAGAAATATGTATTGGAAAGTTAAAGATAAAGATGATAATACATATTATATGATTCATATAAAAGATAATATATATACAAAAATATCAAAGAGAGATATAAATAAAGTTTTAAATTTTAAAGATATTAGACCAGTGTGGAGATTATTTACAAATGGATATATTTGTTGTACAATAAATATAAATAATAAACAAAAAGTTTATTATTTGCATCAAGTTATAATGGACGTTCATGATGAAAATTTAACTAATTTTGAAAAAACAGTTGATCATATAAATCGAGATAAATTAGATAATAGAAGAGATAATTTAAGATTAGTAAATATGTCTATACAAAATGCAAATAGAGATAAAGCAACAAGAAGATGTGATGCAATTGATTTACCAGAAGGTATTAAACAAGAAGATATTCCTAAACATATTGTTTATAGAAAAGAAATATTAGATAAAGATACTGGTAAATTTAGAGAATATTTTTATATATGTAATCATCCTAATTTTTCAGGTAATTGGAGTTCAAGTAAATCTCAAAAAATAAATATAAAAGAAAAATTAAAACAAGCAAAATTAAAAATTCAAGAAATAGAAGGTTTAATAACTACAAAACAATATAATAAAGAATCAGGTCTTAATAATAAAATTACTTTTCCTAAATATATTAGATTAATTAAGGATAAAGATAAAAATCAATTATGTTTTGATGCAAGAATAGATAATATAAGATATAATTTGCAATCTGTTTGTAAAACTGATAATATTGAAGAAGAAATTGATAATTTTATTATACTTGTAAATAAAAAATATGTTCATTTAGATTATCATAAATAAACCATTATAAATAATTAAAATAATAAATAATAATGAATGAAATTACATTACGATTTGCATTAGAATATAATAATAATGAAATTCATACTGTATTTATTCCATCTAGTATGCATGAAAGTAATGGTGATTTTTTTAATATAACTTTTAAGTTACCTGAACATAATTATAGATTATATTTTGTTGAATATGAAGATAATATATTATTTTCATATGATTTTAATAAAATTACAGATAGTAATACATTAATTGATAAAATTTATTATCAAATACACAATTATATACTAACAAAAAAAACAATTTTTAATATAGAAAATGATTTAAATTTTAAAATGGATAAATTAGATATTAATGATGATATTAATGATGATATTAATGATTATTCTGATTATATAAAAAAATTAAATAATTTAAAAAAATTAGATATAACAAATATTGATACTAACTATTTTAATTATATAAAATCATTAGATAATATTAAAGAATTAGATAACATAAATATAGATTTTACTAGCACATATTATATTATAATATTAGATTATTTGGGTAATATAATAAAGCGAATATCATGTAAGAATTAAAAAAGAGAATTTCATGTAAGAATTAAAAAAGAGAATTTCATGTAAAAATTAATATTAATATTAATATAAAAAATATAATTTTTTTTATAATAATATATAATGGCACAGAATATTAATGTAACAAGTTTATTTTATGTAAATATTGATACAAATAATAAAATTACTAAATTAATTCCGAATACAACAGTTAATATAACACAAGCAGATATAGATACTATATTAAATTATTATAATAAATATGGTTTTTTAACAATGAATTTTAATATAAATACAAATTTAAATGATATAAATACTATTTTTATGAATCTTGCAAATAATAATACTAATAATATTAATGTTCCAGATAAAGATAATACTATTATTAAAATAACAAGTAATACAGTTAATATAATATTAAATAGTGGTTTAATATTTAAAATAGAAAATAAAGAACAAATAATTATTCCTCAAGTATATTTTAGTGTTGATAAATTTAATTTTTTATCAAGTTTAGAAAAAATATTTCCTTCAAATGGTTTTATTTATAATATGGTTAAAAATATACTTGCAAATTCATTTAATTATATTATATCATTGGATACTTATAAATATGAAATGTTATTGAATAAATTTATAAATACTATTTTATTAACATCATTTAATACTGAAATATATAATTATTTTGGTAGAAATAATAGATTAAGTTCTGATATTATGAATAATATTATAAATTATTTTTCTGGAGAATTA